CATCACATAATGCCATTCCAATCCTCAGACGCACTCGACGACCAGATGCTTCTGGATGGAAGCAATGGGTTCAGCACTGGTGTCGTTTCAGCTACTCGTCCAGATGCCATTCCGGCCACAAGCTTGGAGTTGGCCATCAACATGGACTACGATGACTTTGGAAATCTGGTCACTCGCCTCGGGTCCGTTTCGCTGATTGGCAACAGCATCACCAGCAACTGGGAAGACGTTATCACGAACTGGGAGTCCACCACTGCCAACTTCGCGTCGAACCTGCCGGTTAACTGCCAAGTCTATTCTGGCTTCTACTTTGATACGTCCGCCTCAGAGCGTCTGGTGATCGCCCTGAATGACATCAACGCGAACACCAATCAGTTGTACACTGGTTCTCCCGGTGTTTCGTACAATGTCATTTCAGGTTCTACGTTCAGTCCGCTGGCTAACTACGTCTACTTCGCACAGCTCAACGAGAAGCTGTTCTACTCGGATGGCTATAACTCATTGAAGTATGTCAACAGCTCCAATGCGAACGCATCTATTGCAGCCGGAAAGATCAGCCGCATCGATGTCATCAATCAGGGGTCAAACCTGTCCACTGTTCCCGCTGTCACCATCGCTGCTCCTCCGAGCGGTGTAACCGCCACGGCAACTGCCATCTGCGGACTTGATGGCAACGTGCTTTCCATTCGCATCAATAACCCTGGCAGCGGATATACCACCGCTCCTACTGTTAACATCGGTGGCGGCGGCGGTTCACATGCAGTCGCTTTCGTTTCGCTCACGCCTCCCAGCAAGCCGATCTATCTGACCACGCACACCAATCGTCTCTGGTGCGTCTCTGCGGATACCACGATCCCGCCTGATACCCTCTACTTCTCGGATATCCTCGATGGCGAAAATTGGGACCCTCTCGGCTCCATTCGAGTGGGCGGTGATGGCGATCCGATTCGCGGACTCTACTCGTGGTTCGGATACCGTCTGCTCGTATTCAAGGAGCGGTCCATCTGGTATGTAGATGCAGATCCCACGCTTGATCCTGCCGATTGGTCCATCTCGATCATCAGCGGAAACATCGGCTGCTCATCGCACCGGTCCATCGCTGCGGTGGGTGCTGACGTTTTCTTCCTATCTCGTGACGGCATCCGCTCGATGGCCCAGATCCAAGCGGGTACTCAGACCAGCGTTGGACTCGCGCTCAGCAGCCCGATCAACGATCTCATCAGCCGCATCGATAAGACCAAGCTGGACCTCTGCGATGCGGTGTTTTGGAACAATCGATACATGCTGGCGGTTCCGTTCGTTCAGGAAGGACCGTTCGGTATTGGTCTCGAAAGCGAGTACGCCATCCTACTCGAATCCGGCTTCTCGCTTGAACTGGAGAACCTGATCCCTCGTAACAACGCGATCATCGTTTACCATTCATTGGCCCGCTCTTGGCTTGGCTACTGGGACAACTGGCAGGTGAACGATTTCTTCACCACCTCGTTCTCCAGCTTCGGACCTGTGCTGATGTTCGCTGGCGATATGAATGCTGTGGCCGAAGGCGGTGGTCAAATCTGGTCCTTCAACGACTACCTGCCCAATACACGCACTAGCCCGACTCAGGTGTCGTCTTACCTTGATGGTGGTTCCAGCTATCAGTCGAGCGTCATCACGAAGGCGTTCACCCTGGGAGAACCCATCCCCGACAAGATCGGCTACAGCGTCCAGCTCGCGTTCGATAACCCGTACACCACGCAGAACACGGATGTGACGGTATCCTACGCCAAGGACATGAGCGGGACGTTCTCCACCATCGATCCCAACTTGAGCATCACGAACTCGCAGAAGTTCCTGAAAGCCTACAACCTCATCAGCAAGGGCCGATGGAACTCGATTCAATTTAAGGTTGAAACCAATGCGGGCGGTCGCCTGTCATTCCAATCCGCCATTCTCTCTGGCTTCGTCGATTCCGTGCGTCCTCAGCAATGAACGCACATCCGTCTATCATCGAAGCAGCTAAGCTGCTCAGGCTTCATTGGACAACTTGTTCCACATGGAACGATGATCAGCTCCTGAACTGGATCGGCATCTTCAACAAGATGAAGCAGATCGGGATCATTAAGAATGAAAAGGGCGAGTGCATTGGTGTCGGAGCTGTTCGTTTCCTGAACTCAATCGAGGAAGCGGAAGACATCAACAACAACTTCCCCGATGGACACATCGCTTGGATCGAGATGGTTGTTGGCGTGGAACCGGAAGCCGTTCAGACGCTCTGGTTGGCCATGATGACCTGCTGCTCCAAGAACGTCACCAAGCTGGGAGGATTCCGAAAGGGTGTTTCCCGTTTGTACGATTTCGACAGATACTTCAAACTCCTAATGAACCGAAGGATTTCCTATGGGTGGAACATATAAAGCACCGGATATGGCTGCGGCAAACCGTGAAGCGGTTTACGCACAAGCCCAGACTTTCCCCGTCTTAAGACAGATCGAAGCAGCCTCTAGGACCGGTGGCAAAGGTTCGTACCCAATCTATGACGCAGCCGGAAAAGTGGTCGGAGAGCGTCCGTATGATTTCAGCGGCATCTCTGACATCGATGTCACACGCGAAACGGCTCGTGCATTAGCGTCACTGGCTCCCGAGCAGACCAAGGCTCAGCTTGATCTTGCCAAGCAGTATGGAACTCAGTTTGCCGAGCAACGCAGGGCCGAGCTTTCTGCTGCTGATCCTGAGCGTTACAAGCTTTACGACAAGTTCTTGCAGGATATTGGCCAGCGTTCCATTGCCGAGACCGCTCCCGCTGCCCCTACCTACGAGCGTGTCGGCATGCCTACCGGCCCGCAGGATACCGGTGAGGCAGCGAACATCCGCAGCAACCTCGAACGCCAGATCAGTGCCGGTCTCGCTCAGGCCGGTACCCTCGATCCTTCGATGATCCGAGCCGCCGAGCAAGCCGTTCGCGCTCGTGGTACTGCTACCGGAAATATCCTTGGTAACCTCTCCGCTTTCCGCGAGGCGCGGGCGGTGGGTGAGGCTATCTCCAACGCTGATGTCCAACGCCGTCAGCAGGCTCTTGGCCTACTCCAGAGCGGCCAGACCACGAGCGATGTCGCCAATCGTCAGGCTCAGGAAGCTTTCCAGAACATCCTCGCAGCCACCGGCCAGCGGAACACCGCCCAGCAGCAGACGTTTGCGGGCCAGATGGCCAATCAGCAGCAGCGTCAGGGCGCACAGCAGCAGAACATTGCGAACATCCAATCTGCTCTCGGTCTCCAGCCCATCGTCTCGCAAGCCGCTCAGCTTGGTGGACTCCAGCAGGGTGCTTCTCCGTTCGCTGCACCTCAGTACATGCAGGGCATGCAGCAAGCCGGTCCCGGTCAGTTGCTCCAGACCGGTTCCAGCTTCGCGCTCCAGAACGCCCAGAACGCGTTCGAGGCTTCGCAGGCCAATTCTCCTCTGGCTATCGTCAAGGGTGTTACTAGCGCAATCGGCGCACTCGGAAGTGCTGCTGGTTGCTACGTCGCTCGCGAGTGCATTCCCGATCAGTGGGAAGCGTTCTACTTCTGGAAGGAACTCGTTGGACCCGCTTGGTTCAAGAGCTTCTATGACAGCAATGCCGAGAAGTTCGCGAAGTGGCTCAAGGATAAACCGAAGGCGAAGAAGTTGGTGGCCAACTGGATGATCGGTCGGATCAAGAGCATGGTTCCAAAAGCCTGATTTATGGCGAACGATACCAGCATCAACAACTCATCGGACGTTGAATTGGAACCAGCAGGACCGAGTCAAACTCCAACCCCTGCCGTTGATCAGCTCTACCTCGTTCCCGGTGGTGGATATCAGATGTGGGGTACTGAGGTTCCGAATATGCCCGGAACTCGTGTTGGTGATGTGCTTGTCAATGACACTGGTGATAAGTGGAACTGGATGAAAGGCGACTGGGATTACGCCAACCTCGCCAAGCCTCCTTCGAGGGATAAGGGTGGTATCAAGCCGGGAGATGAAACCCCCGCTCGTGATTACTACAATCCTCCTCAGCAACAATCTACGTTTGTTCCTGGAACGTCTCCTAGCGTCACCAAGCGCGAGGATCAGGCCATCGTCACTTCCGGTGGATCAACGCTCATTCAAGCTCCCAGCAGAACACCCGTCGTTCCGCTCCCTCCTCTCCCGCAGGAAACGATTCAAGATCTGGCTCGACCCCCGATTGTTCCCCAGAAGTCAAACGTCTCAATCCTTCCAAAGTACACCCAGCCCGCTCTGGTTGAACCGACCACGGTTCCTATCCCCGCTCGACGCGCTGATGTTCTCGAAAGCCCGTACAACGGCTACATCAATTATGACCCCGATGAGATCCTCGCTGCGGCGATGAAGGTGATGCGCGGAAGAAGTGCAGGTAGATCGATGATGTACTAACACTATGGCTTTCGAGAACTTCCTCCAGAACGCTGCCAACTTCGCCACCGCTGGCTTGTACAACAGCCTCAGTGGGCGCGACAAGGAGCTTGAGCAGCAGAAGCTCAATGAAGCTGCCGCATTCCGC